GGGAAAGCCGGCTGTAACACAAAGTGTGATGGTACATCCTGATGAAATGGGCTACTCCTCCAATTCAGGCGGATACACCCTTATCCGAACAAATCAATTCACATCCGATGCTGGACTACGTCCTGAATACACGGATGTGCGCGATGCATTTACGACTACAAATACAGTGTATGATAAACTCTCTGTGCCTGTCAAAGAACGCACCTTAACAGATGATTCGTTGGCAGAATTAATTAAAATTCGGGAAGAAATCTATACCTGCTCCTCGGATGCCGATGCGGCTGCTATTGCAGAATATGAGAAGAAGCGGATTGATGAACAGACGGATCACAAGAAGAAACTGGATTCGTACTTTAAGATGGGGGTGTTTTTGAAGGATTCTGATGTCCTAATAAATGAAGTTATTACTAATGATTAATACTTTTATTACGTATAGTATGTGTGCGGTTGCGGTTTGTTTGATGATAAGAATGTCTTCCACCTAATAAGCTTTTTGTTATGTTGTATCGTTGTTTAAATGCATTATTATTATTATTATTATTACTAAGAAGAAAAGTTCCATTAGTATATCCATTATTTGGGACACGTTTAGGAAATTCTTTAAGATCTTGTGTTAGTAATGAACAATATTTACGAAATTGGTCTAATGCCATTTTGTCAGGTATTTCATACATACTACATAACTCAGTTTTATCTTTTTCATCAATATTAATTGTGATTATACCGGTTTTATATTTTATATTCTTCAAACTATCATATAATCTAATAAGTAATTCTAGCATGGTTTCTGATACTTCATAATGATCTGACAAATAAAGCCTGAATGATATAATAATAATTATTTTTATCGTATTTATTATAGAGTTACTTTGTATTTTTTTAGTCATAACATAATGCAAAAATATGTATTTCGCTATAGTAGATATATAAAAATACTCATTATATCTATCATGATATTCTTCAAGAAGAATTAATATGTTATGTAATTTATGCATGTATGTATTATAATATAGTAAATTTATATAATCATTTGCATTAGATGAAGATAATAGATTAGATAGATATCTAAGAAGAATACTTAATACACGTATCATGTCTTTTTTTCTACTCACAATGGCATTTATTTTTCTAACATTAGTGTTATTCATCGTTGTATCTAAATTACTCACAGTGGTATTTATTTTTCTAACATTAGTGTTATTCACCGTTGTACCTAAATTACTCACAATGGCATTTATTTTTTTAAGTACATCATTTTTTAATTTATCATACTTTTCATCATTTATAGATTGCTTCACTTGCGCAATATGTGATTGCAATCTTTTAAAATTATTGGCTGATAGTGTATGTTGTAGAGTGGTTTTTAGATGGGTGTTATTAGATATAGGATTGGTGGTTTTAACCATCGTTAACCTATTTTTATGGCTGGCTTGATTGGCTTTCATCTGATTGGCTTTCGTCATCACATTAGATAAAGCTCCAATAGTCGGCACAAAACCACGTACTCGTAATTCCATCCTTACTAATAACAGATATTAATAATATATGATATCATAATATTAGATATGGATACTCTTCATATATGCGGTATTTGTGTAGGAGTATTTGTCCTACTCGTTGCGATATACGCAATGACCTATTCCAAACAAGCCAAATGGATGAATCCCTTTATTGATAAACACTTATTGGAACGCGGGCTATCAAAACCAATTATATGGTTATACTACAATGATTCCGATGTTAACCAGCGTAACTGGTTAGATTTTGGTGCTCGTAATAGCCGTGCTCTAAACGTACCTTTCTTGAATCTCTGCTACGAACGGATTGTTGCCTTGAACCATAATCAATACCAGATTCGTACCATTGCGGGGCTTACGGGCTTAGCAGAAATATTGGGGGGCTCGGCACTTCCGGATGACTTACAAAACCCCATTGCTCCCGTCAATGAAGCTGAAATGAACTGGATTCGCACTGCCGTCTTAGCCAAATACGGTGGGCTCTGGGTCTCTCCCTATGTTGTCGCATTAAAGCCATTTGGAGTCTTACCCAAAGACAAAGTGGTCTTCTTCGGTACCGACCAGAATGAAACCTATAGTGGTTCTGCTGGAACTGCTGTACCTGGCTTCAATGCCGTATGGGTTCCTGTCAGCGGACATCCCATGTTCGTAGAATGGGCCGCTGTTTGTAAAGATCGTATCCAGATGAAACGTGGTGGACAACAGATTCGTCATGATGAGAACTGGGACTTTGTTCGATTCTCCTCGAAATATGGTGGCATCATGATTGACCCTCACTCAGAGCTTTTAAGAAAAGCAGATGGCAAACGATTGCAACTTGAAGATTTGCTAGCGTCTGGCATTGATGGTGTTATACCCTTCACAGTATATCCCCATAGTGTTTATGTTCCGTATTCTTATCGGGAATTACAGGATCGTAGGATGTTTGGTTGGTTTTTACGGATGAGCGAAGAGCAGATTATGGAATCGGATTTGAGCGTATCAGCTTTACTTCGAATGAAGTAAAGCTTTATGCACTATTGCGAATGCAATAACGTGACATTAAGAGTCGGATAGCGTCCCTAATCAAGCCTTTGGCTTGATTAGCTAGGCTATCCGATACTTAGGTATCACTTAGCGTCCCCACTCCTGTCAGAGACAGGAGTGGCTAGTTATCCGACTCCTAAGAGTCGGATAGCGTCTTGTACACCATATGTTGCAACGCCAAAATACTCGTATGTCCCTTACAATAAGAAATCCATGCATTAATCAAAAACTTGTGAATGAAAACATTCTCCTTGATGCTATCACTCCCAAACACAGTATTAATCATCTGAAACGATTCCAAAATATCCTCATACGTATATCCTCGCTTCCAAATTGCAAGCAGTGCTTTCACCGAATCCACATAATCATTGTTTGCCATTGCCGACAGAAGTGGAACAAAATCCGCATAAAAAGACATATAGCACAACATCTTCACACGTTCTAATGTAATTTCTTGACCCAACGTTTCATGAATATCTCTAATCAATAATAGCATCCGAATCAAATCACTCATGTTGCTCCCAGAAATATGATTAATCCATGTCCACATATCCATCGTAATAGCATCATGTGATAACCTAACATAGGTAAGAATTGGATTTTTGTATAGCAATGTATCAATCTTATTCATCTTGATATGAATACAGCGTGACCTGAGTGCAGGAATCAAATCCTCTTCCGATGTTCCAATAAACAGAAATCGCGTAATATGCGAATAGGACTCCATCGGTCTTCTCAACGCCTGTTGAGATATATGTGGAAAAGTATCCACATCATCAATGATCACCCATCGAAACAGATGTAGTCCCACCGATTTCTGTCGAATAAACATACTAACTTGTCCACGAATCGTCTGTATTCCACGATCCTGGTCTGGTCCCAGCAAAATACAATTATCTATGGATTCCACACCCCATAAATGTGGCGTTGGTAAAAACTTCCTTGATGCATATTCTCGTAAGATTTCTCGCATCAATGTGGTCTTTCCGCATCCTGGTGGGCCTGTAATGAAAATGTGTGATGGTGTATTAAATTGATTCACACAATCTATCCATACAGATTCTTGACCGACCAAGGAGGTCATTATGTTAATGAGCATGTAGTAACTTTAGGTTTTAGGGGAAGAGTTATTTTATATAATAATGAACTTAAAACGTATTTGGATAATACATATCAATGTCATTATATGATGTACTCGGCGTACCAAAAACAAGTAGTTCTACTGAAATACGAAAAGCGTATTTGAAGCTCGCACGGATTCATCATCCAGACAAGGGCGGAGACCCAGAAAAGTTCAAAGAAATCACTCGTGCAAATGATGTATTAACGGATGAAAAGCGGCGACGTCTCTATGATGAAGCAGGTATCACAGATGAAAATGCTGTGAATCAGGGGTTCCCTGGTGGATTTCCTGGTGGCTTTCCTGGTGGATTTCCTGGCGGCGGAATGCCTTTTCAATTTAATATGCATGATTTATTTGGCAATATGTTCAATGGTGGACAACATCGCAATACAGTACGAAAAGGGCGCAAACCACCACCTGTTCAGCAGACTATTGGAATCACGTTGGAGCAATTTTATCTCGGTCACCAATTTGATATTAATATTAATCGCCAGGGATTCTGTAAAGAATGTGAACATACTGGTGCAAAGTCAAAGGAAATCTGTAAGAAATGTGGTGGACAAGGTGTAATTTCCCAAATTACCCAAATGGGTCCTTTTGCCATGCATTCCAGTGGTCCATGTGCAGATTGGCAGGGCAAAGGTGAACCCGTTCTAGAGATGTGTAAGCCGTGCAATGGTTCTGGATTTACCAACGAACAGAAGAATCTCAGTGTAAAGATTCAACCTGGTACATCATGTGGCGAAGTTATTCAGTTTATTGGAGTCTGCTCGGATAATGTGGAATTTGAACAAGCAGGTGATGTACAGATTACATTGCAGCTCGATGAGAATGATGCGGCTGGTAAAATATATAAGCGCATCTCTGATAAGAATATCGAAACCACTGTTACCTTTTCCCTATCTGAGAGTCTGATGGGATGTGTTGTGCAATTTGATAAACATCCTGGTTACGATGAAGGTCTATTTGTTCATTTGCCACCATCGTTTCACGGTGATACATACTGTCTGAAAGGGTTCGGTATGCCGATTGTAGGTTCTCTTGGAAAATACGGTGATTTATACATAAAAATTATTGTTGTTGTTTCTGCAGCGGAGCGTACATTGTATTTGACAAAGGGTCGCGAAGCATTGGTCGAACAGTTTCATGATAAGATTCGACCAATGAATTGTGATGCGGATGTGGTTCAAATGGAGGCGGAGATAGTGTCATAAGTCTAAGGCACTAAGTCTAAGACATTAATGTAATATCACGATAGATAAAATGTGCGGTACCCCATACTGTATAATACATTAGAAGAATTTTAAATACTTGGGAGCGCTCTACTCGTAATACATATGTCATGATAAGAAATAAGAATGTACCTGATAGGATAGAGAAAAACAGTGATAAGATAGGTGAGCCAAATAAATCCGTCAGTATTGTCATATACTATACTATTATATTTTTATATTTTCATAACGACGTCGTGATATAAATAGAAATGACAGAAATCCAACGCAATGTGCTATACCGAGTATTACAGAATTCTCTACTGATTCCATTTTTGTGTAGTGTTCGTAATAATATATTGCGAAACCGTATATGATAGAAATGATAATCATGTGTGGTATGTATTTTTG